TGAAGTAATTGTAATTGCTCTGTTAGCATTGTCTGCTACAGTTAATGTAGTGCCGTTTGCATTTGCAGTGTTTTTGAAAAGACCGTTTGACCCTGCTGTCACGCTACCTGAGAATGTGGCGTTGCCTGATGAGTTGATGGTTAGCCTAATATCTCTACTAGAACCAGTCCTGAAATCCATAGATCCAGAACTTATTACATTCATTAAATCATTATTATGGTTGTAAGCTATCTGACCTCTATAGGCAGAATCACCTGACGTACCATCTGCAAATAATATATAGTTTGTATGACTTGTTGCTGTAGAAGCTATTGTTAAACCACCTTCTGAAGGCGCACTTACAACTAAGTTTTTTGCGTAGTAAGAAGTAGGATTCGTAGTACCAATTCCCAAGCAAGATGCTGAACTATCCCAGAAGAAACTTTGACTTGTGCCAGAAGAATCGTAGAAGCTGATGTCACCGTTGGAGGCAATAGCTAACCTTTTAAGTAATGACGTACCGCTTGATGTAAATAAGTTTAATTCACTACCATATGAATTATATTTAGCGCCAAACGCTTTTATATTTACCGATGAAAGGTCACTAGCATAACTACCATCAATAGCCAATCCAGAACCATAATTTGCGTTAACACTAGGCGTATTGAAAATTACTGAACTGCCTGTGCTAATTGCGCCTAACTTTGCCCCTGCTGTAGAAACTGGTAGCCATGAAAAGCCTGTGGTGCTATCTACAGTCAACCCATCGGCTACAACTGAGCCAGTAACGTCTATGCCTGTAGAGGTGGTGGCTAGTTTGATGGCGTTGTTGTGACGTAGGTTTACTGCGCCATCTTTTACAGCACCTATATAAACCTCACCCGACGGGCTACCAATTTCAACGTAGCCATCATCTTGTAAATACAGATTACCAGTAGTATTTCTAATATGTGAGTGTGTGCCACTATGATAAATCTGTAAGTCATCACTCGCACCAAACTGTGCCTTGACGTTATCGCCAAGTGATAGGTTGCCTGTGAGTGTGCCGCCAGTAAGAGGTAAACCACCAACGTCCACGATGGACTCATTGCCACTAACGCTTTTCTTTAGGAATAGCTTTCCATCAGTCGTGTTTATACCTAACTCGCCCAAAGCTAATTGGGAAGTTGTAGGTGTATTTCCTGCGGTAGCTGAACGCTTGAGTTTAATCGTTTGTGCCATCTGGCTCTCCTAAAAATTGGTCTATGTAGACTAGAGAAATAAATAAAAGCGGCTTTAAAAAGTACCGCCATTTAAAACAGGATATTTGGCTTCAAAATTACTGTCGTGAATCAAACGATTAATTCCTGCACTGCCAGTGTTTACCACCCACTCATCGGATGACTCAATCCAATAGATGCCAGAGTCATATGTTTCACTTCCACGATCTACTTGGATACCGCAGAACATACTTGAAGGAGGTGCTGTTGTCGGATCTTGGGCAGAATTAAGCTGAATATAGTTATCAGCAATTGTTACTGTAGTAGAGTCAATCGTTGTTGTTACGCCTTTTACTTCAAGGTCGCCATCAATAACTACCTTTCCTGTATTTGCAGAATGAGAAGCAGGGTCGATAACTAAAACTTCAGGAGCGTAAATGTGACCTGTCTCAAGGCCGTTCTCAACAGTTGTATTATTTATTTTTAAATCGCCCGAAACAGTTACACCAGTACTAGTCGTTGTTAGACGAATTTGGTTATCACAATATAACCTTAAGGTTCCATCTTGAGTAGCATCTAAATACATCTCATCAGACGTACTTTTCATCTCAAGATTACTGCCCATTATCTTTAGATTGCCAGTACCAACTTCACTTATGTAGGAGGCTGACCCATCATGATAAATTTGCAAATCGTTACTATTACCGAATTTAGCTTTGACATTATCTCCATAAATAATATCACCTGTCATCGTGCCACCAGCGAGAGGCAATTTATTATTACCACTTACATCAGTCCAAGGCACGTTTACTACAGCTTGATCTACACTATTGAGTTGAATACCGTAAGTTCTTAATGCAGTTGTACCAGCAGGCTGTGCAGAAACAGTTTGCACAGTACCAGAATATATTTTGATTCCGCCTAATGAAGTAGTTGTAGCTTTGTCTCTAATATAACGACCATCAAGATCAACATCTTCAGATAAATTTGTACCAACCTGATTAATTGTTAATACACCAGTAGCCGTATCAAAACTAAGTCCATTAGTTTCAATAGATCGATCTGTAAAATATTTACCGCCAATAGCATCTACGTTAGATGTAGTCCCCCCTGGTCTGCCAATCCACAATTTGTTACTACTAGATGAATATGCTAATTCACCATTAACAAGGGTTGTAGGCGCGTTAGTAGACGAGCTTTGTTTAATTGTAATAGTTTGTGCCATTTTCTTGCTCCGTGTTTAAAAGTTTCCACCCTCTAGAGTAGCATTGTTATCTAAATAATTACTATCATTTGTAAACTGAGATACATCGCCAGTTACGTTTAATAGTTCTCGCGTTGCATTAATAAAAGTTGTGCCTCCAGCCGCATACCCAACAGTATTGTTTAATAAACCTGTCATTGTATCGCCTGTTTTTTCTACAAAGCCTGATCCAGAGAAAGACTGCGTTGCTACTGGCTCACCTGTAATTGAGTCAAATCCTAAAAACTTACCTTTACGACTATCTTTTAAAGGTAGCTCCATACTTCCAGAAGCTACATCTTCATCTTTTAATCTTAATGATCGATTAATTGCAGTTTGTTGTTGGTTTGCGGCAAGCCATAATCTATCATAATCATTATTTACTTCGGTAGCTAAAAACGAACCGTTAGCTTGATATGCCGTATCTCTGTCTAAATCCATAGACATTAATATGTTTATTGCTGTACCCTGCGTAGGAAAGATAGGGTTGTTGTTACTATCTACTAATGTAAATGTAATAGTACCGCCTGATCCTACTCCTACATTTTGTACTGTGTAGTGTGTATTTAAAGTTTGTACAACACCGCCTAATAAAACTGTAACGTCTGTAGCTTCATTTAACTGAAACGTATAGTTATACACATTTTGATTGCTTCCTGCGGTATAATCGTTTCTAGTTGTATTAGCTGTGACTGTCATTTATGGCCTCGTAGGTTGTGCCAATTATACTATTTAAAGGGTTATAAATCTTCCAAAACTTCCATCGGGGTTTCCGCAGGCTCCCACCAATAATCTTGCCCATACTCTTTATATCGTTTTGATCTAACTCTATTTAATGCAGACTGATAGCTTGGGTCAGCCATTAAACGTACATTATCAAACATAGAGTTTGTAAATAACTGTACTTGCCAAGGATCAGGGGTAATGTCCTTTAGAAACTTAGCGCCTTCTCCAAGAACATTTGTCTCATCACCTATAATAGCTTCTCTAATATTCCCTACTGTAAACTTGTAAGTGTCATTAGTAAGTCCTGCCATTGGGCCTAACAATGTCTCAACAAATCCTCGGCCATATTTATTAACATCAGATACTACATAATCAGCCAATAAACTACCTGATCCTCCCTGTACAAAAGCCGTTACCCAATCTTCTGGATCATCCATAGGTCTTGGATTTCGTCCTGCCGCAAGGTCTTTTATTTGTAATGCAAAAGCACCCATTAAAGTTGTGGCAGTAGCAAATGAGCCTAAGTACATCATCTTGCCGCCTGTTGTTGCTTGTGTAGCACCACGGTATAAATGAGTTGTAGCTATGGTAATAGGGAACGATTTGATCATCATAGCTGAACGTGAAATTTGCCCCCAGACTGTTCCTCTTTCTGTTCCTCCAGTTGCTATTGCTCTTACTCTTGCATCAGGAGTAGGTACAGCATAATCTGTTTCTGACAAAATCATGGAATGAAACTTCATGCTTTCATCTTTAGTTAAGTCAGCAAACTTAGAGCCGCGCAAATCTAATGGCTTTGTTGCTCTAAAATTATCCCAATCTGCTTTTGTAATTTGATAGTTTTTAAAAACACCTTGTATTACAGGGTCTAGTTCATCAAATGTTTTGCTAAAGTTATCAGACAGCATTCCTGCAAATTCCATCCCAAATGCTTTACGTCCTGATTCAGTCCATGCCTCTAAGCCTGAAAACCGCAGTACAGCTTCAGCAGTTTTAGCACTAGCACCAGTTCCGTAAGTATCAGAAAACCTATTTGCAGAATGAGCGCGACCAAACCATCCATCAAATATTAATCCCATTCTAGCCGCAAAAATCCTATCTTGTTCATTAGCAGGATTTATTAATTTCATTTGCCTAGCAAACACTTTTGCAACAGGAATTTTATTATAGTTAGCAGTTAATGTAGTAGTTGCTAAATCAGTCACAGAGGATAGTGTTGCTCCACCCAGTTTAGATGCTACTTGTATGTTTCTTATAAACTGCATACCATCAGCCAAAGTAACTAATTCACCGTTATTGATATCACCGCTAATTGTTTTATAGACAGCATTCAACATAGACTTAGTTCGATCTTTAACTACTTTTCCTTTTGCAATCTCTAGTTTTTCTGCTTCTGTTTTTAAGATTTCAAATGTTTGTTTTGGGTTAGTGCCAAATACGCGCATTAGAGCCGTATCATTACCCATAACCTGAAGATGGTCTGTTAGCGTAGTAAGAATGTCGCCTTTGCCAAACGTGTTTTGGTAGTCAATCCATGATTCTGCATCTTTAAAAAACAAAAACCTTTTTTCAGAGCCTTTGCGTGATAACTTTGTGCCTAAGTTACGAATAGTAAAGTCTTTAGCTTTGTTTAATCCGCCTGTTGATATGGTTTCATATACATATTTAAGAGCATCTTCAAAATTGTTATCAGACAATACTCGTCCTTTATCATCTAACATTTGGCTTCGGTCTAACTTGTTTATAATAAATGCTCGCCACTCTGTAAACCCTGCATTACGCACAGTTCTCATATCGTGCGCTTGAGGCAACAAGAATTTTTCATTCTTAGAGATGCTACCACCCATGCCATTAAAATCATTTCTCGCATCATCAACAATCTCAAGCCAATCTTTTGCCGCTTTATCTATGTTTGCGTCACCAGTATTTTTGCCATAAACACTGCCAATAAACTTATGTATACTTTCTTCGTCTTGCGACAGCCCAAACATTCTTGTTCTAAACATAGACAAAGAATCAGCCCACTTAGCCATATACTTTTTAGTGTAAGACTTGCCCAACATATCTACGTTAAGATAACTGGCTTTACCTGTAATGTCTTTTACCATCAAGGACATCAATCCTGTCATTGGATTACCTGACGGATGGTTTTTAATAAGGTCAAAGTCTTCTGCAATGCGGATAGACTGAATAGCTTTTTCTCGCTTTTCACGCGATATATTCTTAACTAAATTAGATATGGCATCTTCTGGGCTATCAGCTTTTAAAATCTCTTGGCCCATTGATTTAGATATTTTTCCACCTTGCACAGCAACATCAATACATTTGCTATATTTACCGTGAAGTGGATCTAATTGTTTAGGTGATTTAGCCAAGCGCACATACCCTCACTGATTCAATTCCTTCTATCTGATCATCTAATGATTTCATATATTCATCAGCGTCCACTAATTTGCCATCTACTACAACACGCCTAACTTCTTGCGCTTCAAAGTTTGCAATATCTCTATCATAATTAGACGCCAATCCTTCAGAGTCTAACTGCTCTCTTTGTAGTCCTGTTTTAGTTGCTTTTGGAGCAGGAGGCAACTGACTAACAACATAATCATCATACGCTATTGTTGGCTTATTCATGGCGTTTTCAAATGATTTATTTTGGGATAATAACTCCATGTCTTTTTCGACATTACTTCTAATTACTTGCCCATAGTATTCTTCTAATACAGTGTTGTCGTCACGCAAGGCGTTTATATTTTGTTCTATTTCATCAATTTGATTTTGCACAGTAGGGTCACGAAACATTTTAGGGTTTCTAACCATATCTTCAACTAAATCGATAGCATCATTCATTTGCATTTCTGTAGCACCAGACTCGCGCAGTCGTTCAGCTAACATATCAGGGTCGTAACCACCCTTCACGCGGAAGACAGGCTTTTGTCCTCCCCTCATTGCTTTCATATCTGCAACGTCGATTCCTTCACGCGCCCATCTTTCCTTGTTCAAACCGCCTTCTTTAGCAATCCATCTAGCTAACGTAATATTTTCTTTTTCTATTTTAACAATATCTTTTTCAAGAGTAAGAATATTTGCATCCCTAGCATCTTCTAACTTTGAATATTGCCCTGCTTGGAAATTATCGTATTCTTGTAGAATCTTATCTTCTATTCTAGGAGGTAAAGCCGATTTTTGTTCAGCTAGTTGTGTACCCATCCTGTCTAAAATGTTTATTGATTCTTGCTCTGGAGTTAACCTAACCTCAGCATCAATTTTATCAGTCGGCTTAGGAGGCCCAACAAACTCTGACGCATTCTTAGAAAGGTTTCTAAAGTATCCAGAAATCCCACCCATTGCCCCACCAAGAAGCCCTGCACCTATTGCTGTAGTGCCAATAGCCATAAGAGCATCGTTAAACTCGTATGGTGAATTGATGTCGTGCTTGTGCTTGTATACCAGTGGTTGAATAGCAGACTCAGAGGCTAAGGCAATAGCGGCTGTGTTCCTGCCTGTCATTAATGCTTGGCTTAATGTACTCATCCCTTTGTAAACAGTACCTACACCTATAGCCATAGTAGCTACGTTAATAGGATCAAGCATATAACCACCCATGCTTCCTAAAAACTGTGAAAATCCATTGCCACGCTCTATAACATCTTGGTTTTCTTCTCTGCGCTTGCGTAGTATTTTTGTGCGCTCGTCGTATAATTCACGATTAGTTCTTATTAAGCCTGTGTCTTCAGATATTCTATCGTAATCAATCTCACCAGTAATGTCCGTATAAGGCTTTAAATCAAACCCTTCGCTAGACATTTTAAATATTTGTTCATTTCTGTCGTCATATCCCTGACGATTTAACAAACTAGAAACAGATAACTCTTCGTCTATGACAAAACCAAACGCTGAACTCATAGTCTCAAAAAAAGTAGGGTCTTCACGAACCTCTTGTGGGCCGAGCAAGTTCTGATAATAATCGCGTTGATCTTGATTAGAAAGAATAGGCATTATAAGTCTCTAGTTAATACTGGAGTTAAAAACTTTTTACGTCTAGCCTCTACAAAAGAGCCGCCTTCTTTAGTGCTTTTCATGTCATCAATTTTTTCTTGAGTAACATTAAATATTATTGGCGCACCGTCTTCCCCATAAATAGGAATCCCACTATTATCATAAACGTGGTAATTACCTTGGCCTGCAATAGCTTTAATTTGACCATCAGGAAAGCCAAGAGAATCAAAATAAGTATCAAGATCGTAATCAGGAATACCTCTTGGTAATTGTGTCTGATATCCTCGTATCTTTTCTACACCGCCTGTAACAGCCTGTACAGCCGCTTTAAACTTAGAGGGGTTATATTGGTCTTCTCCAACGTCTAAAGAGCCGTAGTAGTAGTTAAGAGCCGCATCAAGGGTATCTCGCTTATCATTCGGGCCATAAACAGTACCAACAATATCATTAAAGTCTGACATATACCCATCATTTGATTTTAACGTAGCCACTAATTTGTTAGCTAGTAAATCTTGTCCTTTAAATATAGTCTCTTGAACAACTCTATTACCACTTGCCGCGGCCTGTGCAAATACACCCTGTTGTTTAGGTGCAATTTGACCCCATAAAGCTGAGTTACTGCCAAATACATTAACTAATTCTACTTTTTCAGCAGGAGTCATTTGCGTAATAGTGTTACTTAACGCACTAGCTTCATTATCAGTAAGTGGAGACACTGAAACTCCATAATGCTCAGAGGCTAATTTAGCCTGTTCTTGTCTTTGAGCAAATGCTTGTTGATTTTCAGGACTATCAAAATCTTCTGCTAAGGGATCAAATGTTATTGGCTCACCTAATCCTTGTGCAACAAACATACTTATTCCGTCTTCTCTAGCTTGCCTGTTGATATCTTCATTAGCTACTAACATAGCCCTGTAAGCATCAGCACGATCTAAACCGCCTGTCCTAGCGGCATCAAGCATTTCATTTCTAGCCTGCACTGAGGCAGTAGCAAAGATTCCTATTTCATCAGCTAAAAATAACTTTTCTTCTAGCGGAGTCCCTTTAGCAATTTCATATACACTTGCTCTTTCTTGCTCTTCAATAGGCTGGCCTAAAGTTCTAGCAGTTATATAATCTTGTACTTTTGCAGTAGCTTCTTTTGTTGCCACTGTTTTAGTTGCTTGCAATCGAGAGTTTTGTCTATTTAAATCTTGTTGTGTGCTTATTTCAAATGCGCGCAATTCCTCTTGCGAATACCCTTGCGGAATAGGCTTTTTAAGAAAATCATCTAATGCAGACATAGCGGCAGGAATGCCCTGCTCTTCACTAATTGCATCTATTTTAGATAATTCAGTTTGCTCATAAATTTTATTTTTTAGTTTTCTTTTTTGTTCGCTTACAATGCTTGCATACCTCGGACTAGCTTCAGCCAGTGCATCCATAGTAAGTTGTAGCATTTCTGCTTCAGAATTAGCTAACTCTAAATCACCTTCTCTAGCCAAGTTAGCAATGTTTATTAAGCCAACATCAATGGAATTATTTAATGTATTAATGTTTTTATTATTAGCTTCTCGTAAAAACTCTGTGTTTATTTTTTGTTCAGTAGCAGATATACGATTTGTTAATACTTCATTAGCTTTAATCTGAGCATCAGCAGGCAACCCTTTAATAGTCGCGTCACGGTATGCTTCAGCACTAGAAGCAAATCCTGCTGGATCGTCCTTAAAGGTTTCTTGTAACTCTATAAACTTTGCATCTGCATCCATACTTACTTCTGACAGATAAGCATTGACCGCAGTACGGTTAAACACCTCAGACCCCCACCCTCTACGAGTAGGAACCTCCCCAAAAACTTTTTTACCTGTCTCTGGATCAACAGTAACAGCTTCTTCTACAGCTTGCTGTGCTTGCTCAGGAGCCTCACGTTCTGCCTTAGCCCTTCCAAACTGTTCAGCAACGCCTGCTACAGTTTCTCCTAAGCCTGCTAGAGCCTGCATACGCCTAGATATAGAGTCATCTACACCAGTAGGGCGAAACTCTCCGTAAGATAGAATACGTTGTTGTCTAGGTCGTTTAGCCATTATGTTTCCTTGTTTGCCTGATAGGTTTGAAATCCACCATAAGCATCAGCCGCACCTTTAAGCAAAGTAGATGTAGCTTGAGTGTAAGCAGTTCCTTTAGCCATTTTTCCTTGCATTCTTATTTGTCTGCGTCTTAATTTTTCAGACAGCCCTATCATTCCTTCGCTTGCCCCTACTTGTTTAGCACTTTCTAAAGCAATACTAGCAGGGGTTCCTTCGCCTGCCATACCAGAAGTAGACATTCCTACAACATTAGATGCAAGGGCTTTGTTCAATTCTTGTCGTCTTTGTAATTCACGACCTTCAGCCGCAATCTTTTCTTGCCTAGCTTGCTCTATCGCTTGTTCTTCTGCCGCTTTACCAGCTTGTACTTGACCATAAGCACTTACTGTTGTGCCTACCGCGATTAAACTAGCCACTATTGCAAAACTCATCTAAATATCCTCTGGCTCTAACAAAGCCGCTTCTATCTCGTCTATATCAGTTAAGTGTGTAGGATGATATGTAATCCATACACAGTCTGTTTCAGCGTATATAACACGCTTAGTTTGCGGAATAGTCTCTCCCATAAACGGAGCCTCTATATCCAAGTTGCCAAATTGGCTAGACACCTTACATCTACCCTTTACTACCATGTACAAGTGAGTCGTCTTGTGTAACGCCCCTACTAAACATACGCCAGCAGGAATAAACAACTCTCTTGCATATAAGCCATCACTAAAATGATGCTTGGTTTCTAACTCTACAGTATCACCTTTTAACATTAATGATTGTAACTTTACAATATCATCTTGCGTTGTTATTTGATTCACGAACTAATCTCATATCCAATGGCTTGCAAATGAAATGGCGTTGGGTCTGGCACTGTAATTACAGGAGCAACTTCCCTATCCCATCCGTTACCACCGTGGTTATCTTCTATAATACCTGTAGAAGGTATAAGAGATGAGTTTAAAGGACTATTGCCAGCATCTCCAAATGTTCTAACGGCAACTAAATTTCCATCTATATAAACACCAGCACTATTGTAAACACGTAAATTCATTCGGTCTATGCGCTTTTGCTCTAATACAGTTTGTGATCCATTAGGCGCTCTAGTATTTAAAGGCATTGCTACAACCTTAAGTGTAAAGTTGTATCCTACCTCTACATCAATAACACCGCCCGAAGGATCTTGCTCAAGAATAAATGATTTTTCCGCATTAGTTAAAATAATGTATCCAGTTTGTACTACACGGTTATCTAATAGCGTTCCTCTTGCCACAACACTAACTGTCTCTCCATCTAAATGGTTTGATGCTAAATATAAGTTATTTCCTACTATACTCAAGCTAGTTTCAAGTCTAACAGATGAATCCATTAAGTAATCAAAATCCCACTTTTCTACTGTGTATGTAGTAGTAGTGTCAGTAGTTCTCTTATTTACTAAGAATAAATCGTTGTTAACCACAGATACCGATACAGTTTTAAGAGGGTATACAGTGTTAGTATTTCCATTAATCCACTTAGTAAAGCCATTAATATCTTGTGATCTAAGCGTATTTAAAATACTAGAAGTACCATCTTGGTTTACAATAAATACCCAGTTAGCATCTTCAGACAACGACCCAGTTAAAGCGCCTAAATCTACTGGATTATCAATAAGCTGTGAGGACAAAACAGATATATCTGTACTATTATAAGCATCTTCATTGTAGTTATATAAATAAGATCGTAATGTTCTGCCGTTTTGATCTACAAAGAGTGTTGCACCATCTACTGATTTAACCTCTAAGAAAGACGCTCCATGCTGTGTTTGCGCTTCAATAGTAATGTCAGACGGAGTATTACCCTTAACAATAAACTCTGCGCCTGCTGTAAACACCTGTAGGCCACGATCAGGGTTAATGTCGATAATCTCTGTTAGCTGTCTTGAGGATATAGTTGTAAAGATACCCTCGTCATCATCACCTTCTTCTGTGTAAAAATCAAAGAATGAGCCAGACCTAGATGCAAACAAACTCTGCGGTTTAGACTTTGTACCGCCTAACCATAACCTTCCTGCATAAAATGCGGCTGTCTTAGGGTATCCTCTAGTTGCAGACCATACGTCTTCTTTTCTAGGGGAGCCTTGCGTAACTAAAGCAAAAGATATTTCGTTAGCAGTACCACCGCTGTCTGAAGTTGCAAAGCCAGAAAACAATTCAAATTCTTTTGTAGACTCACCAGAAATAGTAATAGTGTATGTGGCTGTTCCTGTTCTGCTTACAGACACACCTGTATCACCAAAAACAGGCATTTCTTGTAAATTTTTCTCTATGTTAAATGCAGAAGATGATTGTTCATTAGCGTTAGCATCTCCAGCAAAAGTAATGTTTTTACTTAACACGCCTTCAACATCTATCTGAAATCTATCGCCTGTTTCAAAATGACCTAATGTCATCGTTGTTACATAACTTGTAGGCGTAGGGCTAGACGCATCATCATAATCGTACTGAGGTACATTAAGAAAAGGGATGTCGTCAATAGTAAAAGTAGATGTACTTGTGTTTATTATTCTTATAGGATGATGATCCTCATGGAACATTAACATGACGTTTTCTGTTTGCACATCACGTACATTTGCAACTTCAGTAGACTTAAAAGGTAACGGCAAATAAGCTACAGGCGTAAAATTAGACGTTTGATCTGTTACTCTATAGATAGACATATTACCAAAAGAAGGTGACGTATCAGCGCCTCCAGTAACAACACATAAGTAATGCCTGTTTGTTTCAATGCTAAAGTCAAATGTCTTAACATTAGAAGCCTCATCTGTTAAGTATAAAACATTAAACTCACTAAGCTGTATTTTTAAAGTTCCTAAGTTTCCTGTATCACCAGTTCTTACTATTCTATAATATTGCCCAACAAACGTATCAGACAGACGAATACGATAGGATTGCTCTACTTCTGTAACAGTAAGAGTTTCTTTAGTTGTCCAAGAAACACCGTCACCAGATATCTGTACTTTAAATTCACCAGAGCCAGTGCCGCTTAGTTTGATGTCTTTTACATCTATGAACCGACCTCTATCAGTTGTTCCGAGAACATTGTATAAAGCTACAACATAATCAGGATTAGCGCCTGTACCTAATACACCGATATTAGTTGTTGTTAGTCCTACGGTTGAGCGATCAAAGTCATTAATATTAGCGACAGTACCGCCTTCTGGCATACTTGAAGTAAATGTTGTAAATGCAGAATATATGAGGTTAGGTGTACTAACTGTTTTAACAAGAGTTCCACTAGCATTAGGATCATTAGTTCCAACTGTCCTTTCTGCGTAGACAGTATATGGAAGACTTGACCCAGTGAAAGAAAGAATGGTAAAAGTAGAAGAATTATTTGTATATGTTTTGCCAACAATAGGCAGGCCAGTAGTAACAGTAAAAGTAAATAATTGCCCTAATCCACTAAAAATAAAAGGAGCTAAAATGTTTTCTGCGGTATCTACGTGTTGTGTTCCTGCTCTACGCTTTAACCCTCCTTGTGGGACAATAAGGACGTTTTCAGCAGTTTGCATTCCCTGATAGTATTGATCAAGATCAATGCGCCCTTTAAGTAAAGGAGACAGCTCCCCACTAACAAAACTATTTTGAGAAAAATAACTTTTAGCCATTAAAACCTCACGTCAACAAAAGGCCTGCTTGCAAGAGGAGTTATTGGGTGTTGTTGAGAGTCTGTATATCTAGCCATGTTTGATGCATTAATATATTCTTCATTCATTAATTGTTTAGTAGATGCACTGTCTCTAATAGACATAGCAAAATCTTTTGCTAAAGCGTACTCTACCATTTTTGAAAAATATGCAGGCCAAACAGATTCAGATACAGTGTAAATGTAATCGCAATATAAATTAGATTCAGTATTACAATATACTCGATCACCAAGAATTTGATAATTAATGCTAGGATTAATTTTAATAAATACTAACAAATCAGAAGGTAATTGATACATAGTGCTGTATTCAATGCCTACTGGAGTTTCATTAATTTTAGATAACTGTGCTTTTTTTCTTGCAAATCCCCAACGGTATTTTGTAAGTTCATTGTGAACAATATTGTCATACAGGTTGTTAGCAACAGTTTGTGCGCGCGTATTGCCGACTAAAGACGTAATAGGCAAATCACCAATTAAAATTAACGCATTAGATATAAGTTGGATTTTACTTGCCATAATAAACCTTTATGTAAAAAAGGGGGGCGAACCCCCCTAATTAAGTTACGCAATAATAACTTATACGTTATCTTTGTATTGAACTTTACAGATACCGTCTACATCGCGCGCAACAGCACCAGCCTTGAGCATACCATTACAAAGCCAAGAAGTTTTCTGTGCAACCCAATCCACAGAGGTCTTCATGTCAATACCAATAGCAAGTCCAACAGCGTCACGGCTAAAGAAGTATGAATCAACAACGTTACTTGCAACAGTCAATCCACCTTCAGCGCGATCATCAAGAATGATAAACTGGAATCCAGCTAGGCTGTTTACGTCACCGCTAACAAGTGCCTTAACAGTTTGATAATCAGCAGAAGTAGATTTCTCATCCTTTAAAAGACCGCCAAGTCCTGCACTATTAATTGCGGCAAACAAGTTAGAGTTAGGAACAGCCTGACCACGCAACGCTACTTGAGCATCAATTACTTTAGCCATAGTAAGACCAGTAGTGCCAGCGGCAACAGTAGAAGCAGGAGTAATTGCATCCATTGCATCAATTACTAACTGATCACTACGACGACCCAAAGCGCCAGCAATAGTGTCTGCTAACTCTTGTTTTTCATCAAAGTTTACTTCAGCTTGGTCAAAGATGTCTGTGTACTCTGGAGCATTCCAGTTAGCAAGAGTTGCTACTGCAAAAGCATAAGTTACGCCCATAGGAACGACATCAGCAGAAGTTGCTTTTTGGTTAGCAAGTCCTTTACCCATGTTACGGAATTTGTAGGTGTCACCAACTACATTGTTACGGATTGTTACAGCAGGCTTTAATAGCCCTTTTTGTGCGTAGGCGTGTTTGACCATACTGTCAAATTCAATCGACGCTACGGATGATAGATTAGCACTCATAATAGTTTCCTCGAAAAAGAGTAATAAAAAAGTTTTCAAGGTTTTTTGCTGAGTACCCAGTAAAAATGGTCAGCATTCAACCTAAATTTACTGGGCCTTTTAGAGAAGGGTATCCAGTGTCTTGATTATACACCTTTTACCCTGTATTAATCAATTATTGAGAACCGCCCCACGCTTGCATCATTTTTTGAATCTTGCGCTCATGGTCGATATTGGTACTTCTGAGAAGGTTTCCTTGCTCATCTTTCTTAAACATTTCTGTTTCAATAGCTTCCCAAGACAGACCTTCTGGATTATGCCCTCCCTCCATCGGAAGTTTAGCAGGAGCAGTTGCTTGTACTAACATTTCTACCAATGCAATGGTATCAGCGGTAGTCACTAGACCTCTGGCTTGTTCGTAAGTATCTGCATCGAGGTTGTTTTTCATAAACCCTTCTACAGTCTTAATTCTTTCCTGAGCGTTATCGCCTAGCTTAAACAACTCTTCTTCTTGATCTACAGCTTGTGCGGCATAGTCTTGAGCAGATAACAATTCCCATGCTTCTCCAAATGCATCAGCACTCATATTAGTCTTAGTAGCAAATGCCTCTAACTCTTGATACAAAGCATCATCACTCTCAATTCCTTCTGGGGGTGTGTAACCATCTTTAGGCGAACCCTTGAATCCTCCAAACTTCTTAGACAGCTCAGAATAACCTTTAGCCTGATCTGCTACAGATTTATACTTTGTGTCTAGCCATTCAGGTACTTCACCAGTTCCTTTAATACCGTCAGTTAAATAATATTCACCTTCTGCAAGAGTAGGCTCGGAACTATCTAACAAGGTATCGCTTTGTTCAGCGGCTTGTTCTTCTGACATAATGTAATCCTTATTTAATTTCAGCTTGTCTCATTTGGTTAATTAAAAACTTAACTACTCCAGCTTCACCGTTATGATAAGCAGATTCGTAATTAATATTTTCTGAGCCAAAAGAAGTATCATTATCATAAACAAACCTTTTGGTCAGATCTGTTAAGATACGCGCTCCATCGTCAGTTGTAAAGACCCTGTGATATGCTTTAGCCAAATCATTAGCATTTCTTTTTCGTAATTCAGCTTGTTTTTTAGCCGTTTTTGAATCAGAAAGTTGATCAATATTTTCCCAAGTCATACCTGAGTTTGTCCTTGCATTGGCGGTTCACCAGTATTTATGTTAGCTTGTGCCGCTTGCGCTCCAGCTTGTATTATTTGTTGTTTTTCAGTAGGACTTCTTACTAATTCCGCAGGCATTCCAGTTTTTTCTGCTACCCAAGTTCCAAAGTCTTCTAACTTAAATCCAATTTTAGCTTGATCTGGGCCAGCATTTTGTAATACAAATTGCACAGCTTGTTGTACATTTAAAACATCTTCGCTATCTTGTGCGCGCGCTAATGGTGAAGTAAATTTAATTTCAATGTCTTGACCCTCTAGCTGTAAAGGCTGTAATAAACCTCTTCGAGTCAATATAGAAGCCACGCGTTTAATAATAGGAATTAATACTTCTGTCTGTAAACGTCCAAATGCAGAGCCAATTCTTTTAGCTAACTCCCTAGACTCAATAGCTACTTCTGTTGCAGACCTAACAGCGCCAGTAGGATCTCTTAAATCGTTAAACAAAGATTTTTTAATAGACATCTGAAGATCATTAATAGCAAATTGCGCTAATTGTAAGTTTGCACCAGTATCTAACCTTCGTATAGATGGATTAGACGAGTTATTAGAACCAACTGGAATAACAACTCCTGGGCTTATGCTAATATTGTATGGATTGGTAACACCATCATCTGTAGCTGTATACATACCAGCTAAATCAATAGCCGCTTTTTGTAAAACAAACTCTTTAGCTTTATTTAAAGATTTAACATCTGGAAGCGCCTGCAATGCAGGGCCACGACCTCGTATTTCGCCAGATACTTTAGAGTAACGACCAGTTACCCAAGGGCTTGATTTTCCGAAATCTTCCATCCAGCTTAAATTATCTTCTTTCCCAATCCATAAGCAACCGTAATATTTTTTAGCTTTAGGAAGGTAAATAACACCTTCACTAACATCTACTTCAGACTCAGGATTATTTTTAATTTTTTCAGCAATTTCTGTTGACGGCTTAAAACCTTTCCACTTTCTAGAAAGGTCTCGAACTTTAACTTTAAATCTACGCCAGTGAGTTTCTACATTGCCATACGGCCCTTCTTCAAAAGCAATTCCTTTCTGCGGAATAGCCGTAAAAATAATAGGCATACTGTTATCAGGGTCTTCATCTATTCTTAAAGTACCTGTACCTATAAGAAGATCAAGAGCGTGTTCATAAAACTGAGTAGCAAAGTTAGATCGATTAATGTAATCAAAAATAATTTCAGATTGCTCTTCTAAATTTTCTCTTATATCTTTTTCTGAAACGTCATATTCACCATTACTTAAAAGTAATTTAACTTGGTTAGAAGGCTCTAAAGTTGCCCACCTTGACCAAATAGGCGCAATGTTTTCTTGTAATTTACTTGCTCCCTGTTGAATAGCTTCTAAAGCAGTTGAATCAAAAATCTTGTCCATTTTCTTTTGGCCAGCAAGACTATCTTCAAATAAATTTCTGTTAGGCAAAAAGTATTCATAAGCGTCATCTAGCTGGTCATTCCAATAAGCCGCACGACTAAATGCTTGCAACTCTCTTGCCTTTAAATCCTGCAAAGAACCTAATTCTTTTGGAAGTTTCATGTTTTATTTCCTTGAAATTTGAGGGCGAGCACCATCTTGTCTAAATATTCCACCAGTAAGGCCGCTGGTATAACCTGTTCCTGCTCGCATTCCTCCTGCTCCTTTTGCTCCTTTTGTGCCAGAGGTACTGTTTGACGCGCTTTTAGCTAACAAAGACTTAGACCCTAGCTTTCCACGAGCCAAAGCCTTGAGTCTTTTTTCAGACTCTTCCATTTCTTCATCAAGTTGTCTGCTTTGCCTTTCTACTACAGCAAGTTCTTGTGCAGTAGGTTCTGGCGCTTTAGGTCTTTTCATAAATCCCATTATTGTTTCCTCAGATGTTTTAGCAGTTGATAAGGGGTTAGAATGAAAGGATTGTTGATACCTAATATCTGTTTAGTATGCCCGACACAAGTATTCAACATAAATAACGATCTTTTACATTCTTTCGGTACGTAACTTTCCATTATATAGTTACCTTCGATTATACTCTTTTGGTCGGAAACAGTAAATAAATCGAAACTTTTGGCTGATTTTCCGTAAATAATGTAAGAATTTGGTACAGGTTTGATCAAAAAGCAGTGTCGAATGCCTTTTTTTAAGAATTTTGACCACCAATTAACACAATCATCCTCAAAAACGATATAAACTTTAGAAGACATTAAAATTTACTTTTGCTGTAACAGCTTTTGAAAAAGTGTTTGTGCGTCGTAGTGCGGCACGACCCTCGCCTTCACCTTGTAATGCGTACTCCAAAGCCTCAACAGGGTGAGAATATTCGTTTTTATCAGGCTCATCAGTGTATCTTTCCCCTGTAGTCTGTACTCTACGGTAGCAGAAACCACCTTGTAGACCTTTACGGATCATAGATGCTTTAGGTAGTACAATAAATCTAGGCTTGCCATCCATGCACATCTCTTTCATAGGGACTTCTAAGGCGGCTCTACGCTTCATAGGATCATTAGACGCAGTAGGTTGACAGGGTATGCCTGCGGCTCTCATAATCTGGAAAGGTGTTTCAGAGTTAGACTGGTTCTTATTGTTACCAGAGGGATCACCCCATCCTTTAAACGTGTGATCAGGATAGACTTCTTCGATATATCTTTTAAGACTAGGGGCAAAGTCAACAGCGCCAGAGTCAGTTAATACGACTTCATCAAAGCAGACCCAACGGCCTACAGAGGTTCTTTGGATAAAAGCACACGCTGGAGTACGACCAAAATCAAAACCAAGAATAATAGGCTGGTCTTTAGTAGGCTCAAATTCCATGTGTTGACAGTGGACTGAATCAGTATACATAGGATGTACAGGTTTACCGTTAGATACAAAGCCGTATTCATTCGCTAGATTGACCTTGATCCAATCATCCGTCTTCCCTTGAAGTCCTCTTTTATAATAGCCATCAGGAAGGTTAGTAAGGTTCTCAGCGTTTTTATTAATAATCCAGCTTTCACCATCCTTCAATACCCCTCCCTGTTGTCTGTAGAATGCCCAGTCATCAGGTCTTTCTATCTCTGCTAGTTTAAAATACCAATGGTCTTCATCAGGAGCGTTACTATCTCCTATGATTCCATGATGTGTAGGACGCGCACCTTCCTTGTTAGAGGGATATCTACCATGTCTTAGGTCTAACATATCTAAAACAGCCTTAGCGTGTTCCTTAGTCTCGTTTAACCACACCCATGTAGTCTGTATACCCCTAGCTTTCTTAACGTGTTCAGGACGGTCGAACGCAATAAAGACAACATCACAATGGACAGACGTACCATCTTCTAGCTTAAATCGTATGAAGTGTGTAGGAGGTTCTTTGTTACCTTGTTTGAAGTCACCTAACTCCCCATGTATCTCTAGCCAGTCTTTAATCGTAGTAGAGAACAGCTCAGAATAGGTATTACGTGCGGCAATAACCCTAGATAAGCGTACACCATAGTTCTTATGTTTCTTATCTTTAACAGGCTCTTGTTCACACATGAGGTCAAACAGTTTAAGAATACACTGGACGGTCTTACCAGAACCTAACGGCCCCATGATAAAGGAGTTTCTTGCGCGGCAATCATTGAAATCTTGCAGGACTTGGCCTTGTGGCATCAAGTTGTATTCAATTCTCATTACAACCTCGTAATTAAGCTCGTTGTTATTTAGACCAATCTATCTTATCGTAATTAGATTTAAATACTTCTCGACTACTCGCTGTAGACTTACGAGCATGACTACCCTTACCACCATTGTATTCAGGAAAGTGTCTATCTCTTGTTTCTTTGTCTAACTTATGAACTAAGTTTGGGCCTTTCTTCGCCATAATTACCACCTACCGCATATACACGTTTCTTCTAAACAAATACACTCACTAAACATCTTTTCATCTAACACATACAGAACTTCTTTCATCGCGTATAAGTCTTTATCAATTAAAGCCGTACAAAAAGCTTCAATTAATTCGTAATCAGCATCACTCACAGGTTCATCCGTATTAAGACTTATCATTTAACTATCATCCCTTAACCAATCTTTCATTACAAGTGTTTTTGCTAACTCAAGATAAAACACCTCAGAGTCACTTGTAAGCGTACTTCCTACCTCAACCCCTAGGTCACCTATAGAAATGAAAATAAAGTCCTTAGAACGCTTTATATGAGCTTCTAGGAGGTCTTCTACGTCAGGTCTGATCTTATGTATTGTCATAATTTTTTTTTGGGAGGGACATATATATACATATCACGCGCGCCTTCGGAGGGGGGGGGTGCTACTCCGTGGACTCTCCTGAGTAATTCTTGCGCTGAATTGCCACCGTAATCCCTGTATCTCCAGTGCTGTGTTCTATTGCCTTTAGCTTGGGTGCTACGTACTCCGCTATCTTGAGCCATGAAGCTATAGAGTCACGTTGATTGGCCACAGTAGGATCTTCCTGCGCCAACTGGTCGAGGGTATGAGCCTGTTCTGCCGCCTTCATTATGGGATCGAAGTCTTTCCCATACATATCCTTTAGACGATTGAGTAAAAATGCTTTGTTCTTGCCTAATGCTCCCTTGGGACGTGCCATATACTGTATTCCTCTATATTATTTATTCCTACACCATTGATTCAATTGATCATTTTTTAACCAGATTGATCATTATTTAACCAATTATACCCTATTTACCCCTTATATATGAGTAAAAGTTAGTTTATTGCATATCCTTATAAGAACTCGTTATAAAAATGAGCGTTACATTGTTGACATCTGTCAATGTATAAGATTAGAATAGATTCCGTAACAAACAACATAATTAAACAACTAGGAGTAACAAAGATGAAACTAAGATTAATTGGAAGTAACCAAACAGAGTTGGATTTAGGCTTTGCTCAGGTATTCTTTAGCTATGAAACACCAGTAGCCGCTAGGATCACTGACGGATCATTAATTAGGACTGAGCAGAAATACAGCGTTACAACGTCTAAGCACATCAACCGATGGTTAGATGGTTGCGAGCATACTTTAGTTCCACAACAACGTATAGACTGGCTATTAACGTCTGCCAGTGAGTGCAACCCTGACTTTGATGAGGTGACAGCATGAGACTAGATAACATAGAAGCGTTAAAGGTACGCAACAGGAACGAAAGGGCAGAGAGATATATTGCCCTTAAAAGACACGAAAACGCTGTCAGATCGACGCACAGAGCGGATATAAGCATCTCGTTTCTAGCAGGCTTAACTGTAGCCGTGTTGGTCATGGGCTACCATATGCACGTTGGAGGGTTTTAAAATGACTCAGAAAGAACGCATACTGGCTTACTTGGAGCGTGGGTATACACTGACACGCTTGAACTCTTGGAAGATGTTGGGGATATTAGAATGCCCTGCCAGAATCTGCGAGTTGAAACAAGACGGTCACGACATAAAGACAGAACGGTTAACAGTAACTAATAAATATGGTGAGAAGGTATCTATCGCCAAATGGAGGTTGTAATGAGTACTGAATGGAAAAAAGATTTACCAGCGGTTTTAGGTTGTGATGACCCTATTGGGAATGATGCAGAGATTGCAATCTACTCTGATGGCTCTTTGTGGGGCCACGATGAGGGCCATAAAAACAACCTTAAACAGCTTACAAGGCTCGCTTTTACAAATGACAGCGATATAAATGATGAGTTTGTTAAGCGCATTCTAGACATTGCCAAAGGTTTGAAGAATGCCTATTCCTATCACGATGATCAATACATACACGTTCAAGTCAGATTCAATCTTAACTACTGTAATATCTAAATTTAATAACCCTTCCAAGCCTCCATCATGGGGGCTTTTTATTTCCCTTGGTATTTGTTCCGTAGGTAGTTCATCGACACTGGCAACTCATCGCACCCACCATTAGCAACCTCGTTCAGCATCCATATACCACGCCATGACGAATTAGTTTGTGGGGTAAGGTAATCCTCATCATGTTGATAATAAATCCCTGAGAACAATCCTAAAATGTTTGTTCCGTCTGCTCTCCTGCCATAGGCAATGTCTCTATCTTGTACATGACCCATAATACAGGACATCATCTTTTTACTGAGCATATTCCTAGCACTGGATACAGGCCGACCCATTATCCCAGAAGTAAAGTAATGAGCGTATGCGATTTGATCTATAATCACCACGTCAAGGAAGTCATAAACCTCAAAACCCATCTCCTCCAACTGTAAATCCTTGTACCCTATCAGACCATCCAGTTTTGGATCACTCTCAATAGCGCGTTCAATACGGTTTTCATGGTTGCCCAGTGTGTAGACCATGCGAGGCCGCCACTGTTTATGCTTGTTTACCTTTAGCCGTTGTTGCTCATCTCGTATAGGCTGTAAGAATACTTCCATTGCGTGTATCCCTGCCTCGATATCATCCTTGTATCGACGGCCTTCAAACGACTTCTTCCCAACATCCCATGATGATAGGCTAGGCATATCAAAATGATCGCCAATATGCACAATGACATCTGGCTTTTTCTCTGCCGCATACAATCCCGCCCATCTCAGGTGGTCAGTAGGTGAATTAGGTTTGACTTGGG